GGTGAATTGCGACATTGATAATTTACCGTCTGTAGCGAGTTGTCGCACGTATTGCTCGGTGATTTTGTCAGCCTCTGCGGTCGATTTGGCGGTTTTTTTTAGTTGATTTGCTAATGTTTTCAGTATGCTCGGCATCGAATTAAATACAGTCATAGCTTCAACGCCAGATAATTTACCTTTCATCTGTGCTTTAGTTAAAGCATTCATTGCAGATTCTGCGCCTACTGAACTTGTTTTATTGATAGTTAATAAATTCGACAGAGTGTCAATATAAGACAAGGTGCTTTGAGTGCTGTAGCCTAATTCTCCCATTGAGTTTGAGAGACGGATGTATAATTCTGATGACTCCTCAATCGTTCTACCATTTCGGTCGGAGGTAGCTAATAACTGGTCTAGAATATCCTTTGTTTGTGATGCTGTAGCGCCAGTGTTTTGTATTCGGTCCTCTAACTCATTCCAACTTTGAGCATATGCAATTACTGTGTTTGATACAAGTGCAGCAGAAACAGCTTTAGCTATGGTAGTAAGTTTGCTCATTGAAGCGCCTGTTTTTTCGAATCCTTCTTGCGCCCTTTTATTAAAACTTGAAACTTCTTTATTAGCGATCAGTAACTCGTCCGTATCGGCTTTAATTGTGTAATAAATGCTGCCCGCTTCAAATGACATAATAACCTCTGGGAATTTTAGACATAAAAAAACCGCCATTTGGGCGGTTTGTAATAGTTTTGTATTTTATCCCTGTGTGTACAGGGAACATATCGGCTTTAATTGTGTAAAAAATACTACCTGCGGTTTATCCCTGTGTGTACAGGGAACATAACTTTTACGAGCAACCACTTCGAGTTTTACTCTTTCACATTATCATCAATATCAATTTCATAATTAGTATTATATTTAGGATGAACCTGATCTACCAAGCTTAGAAATTGACTTTTATCTTTTGAAATTTTTAACAAAGTTATGATTGATGATAAATGTTCTCTCAATTTTGGGTGACCAACATCTTCCGTTAAGAACTGATGTAATTTTGCTTTCTTCTCAGATTTTGTCTCGGATTTTTTAAGTTCTTCCAATAAATTAGGAGCTAATCTTGAGTAAATTATATTATTGGTTACTGTACCCATAAATCCCGGTCGTTTATTGATGTTTTCTGGAGGGAATTTCTGTCCCCATACTCTAAAAAGTTGTTCATAATATTCAGTTGGAAAGGTTTTTACCCATGGTTGCAACTCTTTGGCAACAAATTTTTCCAGAATTTCTGCTAATGCATTTTTAGCTCTATCTTTCTGGTATCCTGTAGCTTCATCAACCAAAGCTACAATACCAACTCTTGATAAACCTCTCACTAAAATTTCGGCTTTTTTAGCTGTATCTAATTGTCGAGAAGTTGTAATCACACCATTTTCACGTGCGGTCAGATAGAGATCACACAAACAAGGCAATATATTTGCATCATAACCAAATGAAACTTTATTATTGGGTGATACATAATCTATTTTTCTTGCATTTTTAACTAACTCTTCGCTTACAAATGGTTGAAGATTCTTCGCATCCATAAAGGCTGGAATCATAATATCTGTATTACCAAATACAGAATCTCTTTTATAACCTCTTTGAGGTCTATCGAAAGCTTTAAATACTGAAGCATCTGATATTATGCGCTGTCCATTATCTAATACAGATACATTTAAAACAGTATCATTAATTACAAGCTCGCCAATGTGAGTGGCTTTAGGTAATAGTTTTTTTAATCTTTTAGCTTCAACCGCTTTTTTTGATATTTCCTTTCTTCTTTCAGCTGTAAGCGCTTTTGCCCTAGCTAGTCCACTGTTTACTTTTTTACTTTTTGTCATTTGGATCACCATTATTAATCTAGTAACAGATAAATTTTACTTAAAAAAAATAAATTTACAAGTATAATTTATAAATAACTAGTAATTTTTTGATGATTTAGATCTAACGATAAAAAATACCGTAATTTAACAACTTAATCCGACAATTGTGTCTGCATATGACATAGCGGAATCGTATTCATCTTGACTAACAATATCGTTTTTAGTTGACGGAAATTTAGCTTCCATCGCTTCTTGAAATGCTGTCATTGACATATTCCATGCATCAATTTCTTTCATTCCTAAATGAGCTACTGCTAAATAAACGAATTTTTTGGCGTGGAACTCATTGCTATAGTCCGTATCATCACTAGTTTTTTTAGGAGCAATTTCTCCGATTAAACCATGTTTTAATAAATGCTGTGCAAGCACAAGTTTGTCTTCAACAGGTATTACAGGCTCAATATTAATCAGTTTATCTTCACCTTTAATATAACCAGTAATAACAGAACAATCTGTCTCACAGCAAGCTTCAAGTATTTCGTCGGCATATTGCATAACCTGCTTAAAATTAGAATTATTTATTTCTCCAAAAACCGTTGAAAAAATTTCAACAATTTTTTCAGGATTACCTATTTTTGTCATATTGAAAAACGACGGAATGAATGAGTAGTCAATATCTTTAGAATGAATTATAAATTGCCCTACATCTGTTATTACTGGTTTCATAGGTTAATACTTTCTTGATGTTGATGAGATAGGTGACCTAGTTACATTGCTTGCGCTAGTACCCTCAATTGACCATGTACAGACATCATCGTACGGATATTCCTCAGTTAGAGAGGTTAACAAGTAGCAACCCTCAATTACCCGGTTAATGATTGGATTTACAATTTTAATCCACGCGTATGGTTGACTATCCGTGTTAATTGATGGAGTCTCGATGTGGTCGAGTAAAAGACCTTGATTTTGAATATCATCACCGCGCGATATTCCATCAAATGAAACCGTTTTTTCTTTGGTCGTCACCATTGATTCGGTTGTACCGTCCTCTGACGTGTCAGCTGTGACATCAATAGTGTTCCAGTTCACTCCTCTGCTTTTACCTCGAATCATTCCTAGACGTTTATAATCTGTATCTGCTGGTTTCATATCTGGAGTGCCGATTGCATAGTACACAGCAATCTTGCGACCAGTTCCCGCATTGCTTTTAGCCATTTTTACCACCTTTTATCTTGATATAATTAATTGAGCGGTAAATTCAAAAACAAACCGCCCTTCCTCTGTATTTGATTGTGTTATTCCGCTAATTGGAGACATTGAAATAACATCGTTTATTTGAAAATCATCAAGCATTGATTGTCTGATTTCATCAGCTCTATCATTAACGGCAACAATATCTGAATCGTTAATTGCTGAAATGATTACAAACCTAAAAAAATCCCTAGTTAACGCCTCATTTGCGTTATCACCTCCAGCAGGAATAATCACTATATATCTAGCGGTTTTAGCATTTTTCACCTCCACCCACCTACGGAATTGCAATGTATACCCGTCTAGCAAATTATTAAAATGCAACCAGTTTTTAAGTGACTTATATGTGTCTGAAATCATATTTTGTAGCCGTCCCGTATTACCTGCTTAATTGCCTCTTTCCCGTCACGTTCAAAGCCCTGATGAATAAAATCAGGCTCAGCATGTGGGTCCCAATAATTGCCTTGAGATTTTTTCCCAGTTCGTTTTTTCCCTTTTAATGTGCCTTTTGCATTATTCACATACGCGGCATAATTCGCGGTGTAGCCAACTCTGCCCGTCCAGCCATTTGGAATAGGTATTAGTTCTCTAAACTGTGAATTAATTAGATTGGACATATCCATAGGTGTGATTGGAGCTACATACGTCATGCCAGTAATCATTACTTGTTGTATAATTCTGGCACTTCTGATGTTGGCTATTTCGTTTAGTTTATTCCGAATTTTTTTGTTGACTGCTGAAACGCCTTTTACCGCCATACTAAACTCCTGTCATAAGCGCATAATCATCGGCTAGTCGATCGAATGTGTCTGCATATCGTGTGATATGTTTAATTTCAGATGCACCAGCCTTGATTGGGTCTAACTCGGATGATTCGCCTATCAGAATAAAATCACCTTCATTGGCTTTATCGTACTCAGTCCAAAAGGTATTTTTAGCAATAAAGCCCATTCCCACTCCTGCTGATTCTGCGAGAGCTGAATCTAGTCCATAATCACAACTAATTACTTCTGGAGGATGAAATGTTTTAGTACCAAATTCGTTCTCACCAATGACGCGCCAAATCGTGGCTTTAGCTGTATATGACCAACGAGCTAAACTACTCATCACGACCTCCGACTACCATAAACATGGGTTTATTAGGTAGAGAAATCCCAAGCGAGTCAGTGCACCCATGAATATCAAGATTTTTGAGCAATGAATACATTGATTTAAAGCTAGTATCATCATACTTAAAAGACCTTGAAGCTCCACTTGGTGCCGATTGGGACGCAATCTTTCGTGCTCCTTGCATTTGCGCTAATAAACACGCTGAATAAACAAGGATTAACATTTGGTCAGATTCTGAATAATGATGTTTAACAAGACAATCGCTGATAGAGTTAACTTTTTGAAGAATTGCGTTAATTACTATGTCTGGTACAGAGTAACCCAGTTCTGATAGCATTTGATTAACGTCTTCTGTTGTTATCTGTACCGGCATAATTATTTATCCTTCTTCTTTTTCTCTGATTCAGTTTTACTTTCTTCTTGTTCTAAAATAATAACCCGACCAACAAAAGCAGGAGGTATCTCTTTAGCTATGAATTCATGGCCAATAGGAAGCTCTGCAGTCTCACCATCTATGCGACCATAACAGCCACATTTCGTAACTCTTAATTTCATCAATTACCCCTTAGCGTTAAATACTTTGCTCTTACCATTAAAATCTCGCTTAATTTGTAAGCCAACCGCCGACCAAATAAGGGTTTGGTAATTGTCATGCGGATTAATGCGTTGCTTCATAAACGTACCAATAGGTGCGGCGATACGAGTTTTTATGTATTGAGAGTTGCGAACGTAACCGATAAAGTGATTACCTTTTAACTCAAATGTTTTGGTAAATGAGCCAATATGTGGCGCATATCTAAGGATATAGTCTTTTACTGTTCCTTCCTTAAACCCATTTGAATTTGAATAAGGTACATTTAAACGTCTGTCAATTTCTGGTGAAATGAAGTTTTTTAATTGTTCGGATACAAGATTATCATCTAGTGGTTTCACGAAATCCTTTGTAAAGAATTTAATGATGTCATCATTGCTGGTAGCATCTGATGTTAAATCGATATTGAAACCTGATGCGCTCAAATCAATTTGATTAGTATTTTCGTGGTTTGTAACACCTCTACCATGATAGTTCTGAACCTTAATCTTATCGTCACCTGTTAACATGTATTGCGCCATGTTTCGACGAAGTGCGGCTGTTGATGCCTCTTGGTCGTCTGCCATTGCATCAATATTTTCAGTTTGCATACCTAACCACTCACGCCATTCACGAGCATAACCAGTTTTAAAGATTGGAATAGGATCGCCATAGTAATCATAAACAACTTTATCTAGTGTTTCTGGCTCTTGACCTGACATTGAGCGATTAACATAACCAGCATCACTGGATACACGATATAACGCAGCGGTTTTACCGATTGATATAGGAGAACCTAACGATAATAAATCATCTAATAATGGCGCACCTTCATCATCACGAATAACACGAGTAGTGATATTATCGACCTCACGCCAATAATCTTGTGTTAAAACTGCGGCTTGATTAGCCTGTATTGCACCACCATGCATTGCACTTAATTGGTTTTGACCGTTATTAAAAATCTGACGGTTAGCGTTTAGTTGTTGCCATGCGATTGCCACTTGTGCGCTATTGGTAATTAGTTTTTTATTAAAAATAATCTTTTCGTTCTTCATTATTGCTCCTTAAGCTTTACGAACTCGAACTTGTTCGGCGGTTTTGCCTACGTTGTAATTTTCAAATGCGTAGAAAATAACTGCGTCACCATCAATAGCTTTTTTCAATGTGCCGTCACCGTTTGATGTTAATTTGTCGCCAATCGTCAACTTTTCGCCCGCTTTAACCAAAACGTGATAAGTCACATCATCTTCGCAAACAAACGCAATACCTGATGTGCCAGCGGGTACATCAAAACGAATATCATGCCCACCTAAATAATCATTTGTGATAATCAGTGCCTGCGTTTGTTTGCCTACTGCCGAATGTTTCATTAATTTATTGCCGACCACGGCAACCAAAGAACAAGGCTTGATTGCCTCGCCTGTTAAAAGGTCAATTGTTTGTGGGTCATTTTTACGTGCTGGACCACCAATCACGGTTTTGAATCTAATCATTACTCTGGAGCCTCCATATTTAATAATGAGTTATCGCTATTGCTGGCATAACCACCATTAATAGGCGCTGAAGAAACACATTGAGCATAAAGTGCATCTAGTGGTTCGCCAGATAATGCATTTGCAGCGGTTTGAGACATGTTGAATTTAGCCTTAACAGCGTCACGTTTAACTGATAATTCTTTTTCAGTACTTGCATTTACGGCTGTTTTTAATTCTGCAACTTCTGCTAGCAATGATTTAGCCCAGTCAGGTGCTTGAGCATTAGTTGCATTCTTCTGCTCTTCTTCTACCTTTTTCTTCTTTTCTTCATCATCAGCGGCTTTCTTTTCATCAATTGCCTTTTTAGCTGTTTGCTCGTTATAAGCAGCAAGCAGTTGTTCATCTGATAAACCATCAGTTTTCACGCCTGCTGCATTCAGTGCTAGTAAGATTTTTTCTTTCATTGGGTCGTATTCCTCTTTTTTATTAAATTGAAATGTTTTCAAAACATCTTTAATTGTTTGTTTAATGACATTGGTTAGTGGTTCTTCTGTGCAATCAGCAAGACTCACAGTTTCAAGTGGTGTTTTTTCTCCATTTGAATTAACGAAAATACCTACACCGTCCTCTGGTGTTGCTGCACCTTGTTTGTCGGTCAGGATTGCAACATGGTCAAACTTCATATTTCTTGCTATTGATGAATACCGTTTACCTTTAGATATACCTGACTGATGATCTGCTTGATAAGTTAGCCCTGTTGACACATGAATAGGTGTAGTGTTTTTTCCACTTATCATTTCATCAAGCCGATTAACCAGCATTCGCCCTTTTTCTGTGCTTTCTGCAAATTTTCGGTCGATATAGGCGTCCATTAGGACCTTATCGCCTACTTTGCGGACATTACGTCCCCATGCACCTATGTAATAGTTATTAATGGCTTGTGGATTTAGCGCTGAAACATTCTCATTATTTATTCTGGGATGGTCTAATGGCATTAAATTGTCGTTCAATGTCATGTACGATTTGTTGATTTCATCTGACGGATAGAAAATTCCATTCATGACAATATCATCGACAATAGGGACCACGTCATTGATAACAATGTGTTCTTTACCGTCGATGATTTGTGTAGATATTTTGGATTTACTATTAACGACAGATAAAACATTTACACTTTTGAGTGTCATGCTTTACCTCATGTGGATTTTAGATACAAAAAAACCGCCAGAGGGCGGTTCAGTGAATTAATTACTTATACCTTATAACAAACAGAGCTTCAGCAAACCTCGCTAACATGCGTCTTTCCGTTTTGTCGTCAGCTTGGTCGATAATTTGTTGCAATTGCTCCTCTGCGTCATCAGGAAGTGGCTCGGTGTTAATCAGTTTAGTTGCTTGCTCAACTAATGAATCAAACTTATTCATTTAATACCCTTATCTAACGATTCGAAAAATTTGTATAGTCCTGCATGCAGTCTTTTTTTAGCTTCTATGCGATTTTCAATATACAACGAAAACGCCTCAGCAACAAATTCTCGTTTGTTATGTAGAGCATAATTACTAATTGCATGTGCCCAACCTTGTCCCCACAATTTATTGATGATATTATCAATCTCTTCCTGGTGTTGATGATGTAATACGTGTCCCATCTCATGAGCATAAACGCCTCTTGGAGTTGATACCGCTATCCATGGGATGTAATCCATTTCGTAAATTATTTTAACCAATTCTTCGTTCTTAGCCTGACGAACCATATTCATAGAGCTTCGTTTATACCCATTTGCCTTACTGATTAAATCAGATTCTAACAAAGCTTTTTTATCAACGCTATCATAGGTAATAAACAATGCATTAGTTTTATCTAAGTAACCAGCCAACATATCTTTTGGAGGTTCTGGATATTTATAAATATCACCTGTTATTGGTCCAACATACCTAAATTTAGGCAAGTTAAATCGCTCTTGAATTTCCGATACCAATTTCAGGCATGGTGCTAATTCTTTAGTATCAATATCTTTCGGTATATTAGCTGTTTCAGTAATGTTATTTTTAGACCATGTATTAAGATCATCAACTTTAGATAATGACTGTTCTGTTGTTTGGTTCTGACCTTTCCATTCGTTGACGTCATTTTGAAGACGCTCAATATATGCCTTGTTATAAGGCTCCCCTTTATCATTGAGAAGAACGGCGACTTGCGCACAATAGCAATTAAATCGATTACCATTCTCGTCATACCAATCTTGAACTTGTTCAACAGTATAAACTTTACCGTGTCTATCGACATGAGAGGCTCTGGAATTGGGTTTTAACGCAGATAGATGAAGTAAGCCTGTATTCAGGCCCAGCTCTTCCTGAACTCTCTTAGTTTCATCGCATGTAGCTTGACGTAATGCGCCTACTTGTTCAGTTTGAGCAATAGCCTTAGCTTTACTATATGAGACGTCAATTCGTTTACTGATAATGTCAGCTGTTTCTCTTGGGTTAATCCCTCTTGCTACAGCGTTACTTAGAACATTACCTAAATCACCCTTTAAATCATCAGCAATGCTTTTCCAGTCATTAAATGTTGCTGTATAGGCAAGTCCAATCCTGCGAATGTACGCATCACTAAATAATAGTGATTCCAATGAGGTAGCTTGTGTATAAACAGGTGATTGAGCGGATAAATTATGAAATGCTCTATTAGTACCCGTTTTATACATGTCAGCAACAAACTTACCCGCCCAAAACTTCTCAATCCCTCCATCAACCAAACTTTCATCAACAATCTCTTGAATACGAGTTAGTACTCTGGCTAACTGATTTCCATCAATTGCATAACGATAATCAGCATTAACTACATATAACGTATCTTGTATAAATACCGCTGACTTTGTAGGCTCTTGAACAAAACCAGTTAAGCTTTGCTGAACATATTCAATGGTTGCTTGTTTTATTGTTTTGTAGCGTCTTTTAATCTCGCTACGCATTTGGAGGATTTGTTTGTTTGATA